CTAAATTAAATTGTTGTAAACATAAGTACCCGAAAGCATCAAAAGCATGATCAACACCAAGATTTTTATTCGGTAAACCTGTATTCGGGGCATAAGTTAACGTCCTTAACGATTTAATTAATTCCTTACAACGAGGATGAATAAACGTCCTCCTAACACTATTTGCATCATATAAAGCAGTATTAACAGCAGTAATTTTATCTCTAATCTTCCAAGGTGCTCTGGGACTTGAAACATTAAATCCACTCCTACGGAGGATGCTGTGATCTGTTGCACCAACACCTGAAGTTTTCCTAGCACCACCCGTAGGGTCAGGACAAGCAACAATTCTTCGATCTACTCCATACCTTCTCGTTACTTCCTCCGCAAAATCCCATGTCGTAGCTCCTCCTGTCATGATTATTTCATCAAAGACATATAGCGTGTCATCTTTTTTAACAGCACAAATGCCAGACATCGGATCTACGTTAAAATCAACACCCAGCAACAGAGGCATCACACTAATATCCTCTGCTTTCGTCGAAATATTGTCATCACCAAAACTAATCGCCACCAACCCAGTTAAATTCTCAAAACTAGCTTCAAATTCCTGCCTAAACGTCCTCTCATCTAATTGTGCTCTTGCCGCTTCAACTTCATCTTTCGGGACATTACCCCCCTCAATAGTCGTATAACACCATCTTTTCCATTGCTCCGTAGGATCTTCTTTGCAATAACACCATAAATCATAAAACCAACTAGCTGTCCCATCAGGTGTACTAATAAACAACGCCCATCCCTGTTTATCAGCCAAAGCAGGTCGTATAACCTCAAACCATACCTCTGCATCCATAAATGCAGCCTCATCCAATACAACCCCAGACAAACTTCTTCCCCTCAATGCCATCGCATTTTCAGTCCCCTTCAACTCAATACTTGATCCATTAACAAGATCTAACCTTAAATCTGTCTCATTCTTACTTTGTATCCATACCTTCGGTACTAACTTCTTCAACGCTTTCCATGCAATATCCTTTGCCATCCGATAAGTAGGCGCACAATAAAAATATGTTTCCCCAGGTTTACTAATCGCTCCCCTTAATAGCTCAATACAACTCAAATAACTCTTCCCAAACCTTCTCCCAGCTACCAATACCCTAAACCTTTTCTCACTATTAAATACTTCCCCTTGCGCCCACTTTAAATTTATTTCTGGTGCGGTTTTTACAGCCATAAGTTATTAGTTTTAAAAGATTTTGATAGATACCCCCCTATTTTTACTCCAAATTACTCACAAAAAGGTATTATCCTATTAATAACGTTATTTTGAGTTGCGTCCGTGACCGATTCATGCCTCAATACTTTTGATGACTCCTATACACCAGAAGTTAAAAAACCTAGAAGAACTGTAGGTAATAAAAGCCCTAGATTAGTCGTAGAAGCTAGACAACAACGACTCTATAGAAGACAACTTGAAGGCCTCCCAGCTAGACAACTTGTTCTCGATCACGCCAGCAAAGAAGGCGTTTCAACAACAACAGCTTGGACTGATTGGAAACAAGTTAACGCTTGGAATAACGAAGATTGGCAGAAAGATAGAGACAATATGCTCGCTCGTCTCCAAGCAGCAAGACTTCGTCTCTACGAAAAAGCTATCCGTAAAGGTCAACTTCAAACCGCAGCTCAAGTCCTTGACTCAATCGGCAAAGTAATAGGTGAAAGCGTTGAACACGTCAGTATCCAAGCCCCTGAACTATCCATTAAAGTAGAACCTAAACAACCTTCTTAATTGTTTATATTTAAGGACGCAATTTAAGTTGCAAAATATATTTAAGTTCCCCCCGTCGTGCCTCTAGATATAAAGAATTACAACTCTACCCCTAGGCTATGACTAGGATCTGTGGTATAATAGGTTATAAGTAAAAATACCTAGATGTATCATCTATCACTAGGTACTTATACTTACTAAGATTACTAGGTACAAATACTTAGGACAATCTATCAACTGATCTAGTAGGTAATTCTACCTAGCGGATCAACAGCACATGGACAACTTAAGGACGACCTGAAGCAAGTGGGCAAATACCACGCATAAAACAGCGTGAAATACGCCAAGAGAGGCCCAAAACGCCAAGAGAGGGCCTTATAGGGTCACTTCAGCGAACATGAGCAAAAAAGATCTCTCAAGAGCTTACAAGGGCCATTACTAAGGGCCATTGATGGAAGTGTTACAAGTGTTAAGCTTCGAGCACATTAACTATCGTTTAGTAATCGACAAGCTATAATGGATATGAACCAAACAAACCAATGGAACCAATTCAAGTACAAACTAAATCGGTTTACGGTAACGATCTAATGTACATCGTTAGCGATCACGCCGAGCCAATCAGAGCATTAACGGGAAAAAAGACAATAGATAACAACGATATTGAACAATTAAAAAAGCTAGGTTTTAGCTTTGTTGCAGCTCCTGTATTAATAGGAGTTTAAGCAATGAAACAAGCACAACTACCAAACTTCTCAAGATCTGAGTTAATCCAATACAACGCAAAGCGGATTACTCAAACAATGCAAGCGAACCACTTGCACGAATTAAAAATGCTTTGTTTAGTTCCTAGCAATGGTCTAAATAAATGACATCAACAGCCAAACTATTTTCTAATTTGGATGAGCTAGGCGTTCAAATCATGGGAACAGGTGAACTTCTTTTGAGAACTGCCAAAGAAGAAATCACAAAAAAAGAAATAGAAATAGAAAAATTAAAGCTAGAGAAAAAACAACTTGCTTTAAGACTTGAGCAAATCAACCAACCTTTAAAAAAATGACTAATGAAATCAATTATTCCTTACCTTGCATAAGTGTTAGCTATTCAAACGGCAAATACAAAGCAACGCATAAAAGGAACCAAGACAAAACATTTAGAAAAACAAATCCAACTGATTTCGAGTTAAGCGAATATGAGAACGCAAAAAAAACCGCTCAGGATTTAATTGATAGTTGGGAACTAATAGGAAGTGATGTTAATGGTTGGGAGATCGTAGGAGCTGGACACGATGCCGACAAATGGTATTTCATAGCAAAAACATTTTAAAACCAATCAAAACAAACTTTTTTTATTATGTATCCTTTTCAAGTTAACGTCTTGCCAGCCTATGGTAGAGACTACAAAAACAAAAAAGAGATTTTAAAAGATTACTTAGAAAATAAAGATTTTCAAGTATCTGATATTACTAATCATCCTTATCTTAATAAGAGTGATTGTTTAAAAATGGGGATAGCTTGTTTAATTGTTCGATATAGGAACAATCAAAGATTAGCTAGTATCAATGTTATTAAAAATAGGATGAATTAATTATGAAACTAACAGAAAAGGAACTTGATTTAATGGCAAGTGATTTATTGATTTACCATGAACACTTTTTAATTTTTGAAAAAAAAATTAAGTTTCCAAAAAATACAAGTTTTGAAAAAAAACTAAGATTATTTAATAGCATTTATCACACTTGCAATGTGAGATAAAAACAAAAACAAACCAAAAACCAATGTACAAAACAAAACTAATTGAAGGTACAAGCAACCGTAAGCTAACTAATGAAAAATATGATCCTTATTTTTCAAGTAGTTATACAACTTTTGAAAGTTGTAGTGATGCTTGCCCACTATGGAAAAAATGTTATGGGAAAAAAGGTTTTACTGCGATACATGAAAGAAAATTATTTAATAGTGAGATAGATTACGACTTAGGAAAATTTATAAAGGATATTGAAAGACTAAGACCAAATACTATTTTAAGAATGAACGTAACTGGCGATTTACCTAGTGTAAGCACTAAATTCAATAATAATGAAAGAAAGATATCTATTGATGCATTAACAAAGATATATCACGCTACAAGAAAGAATAATATTAAAACCTATACATATACACATTTACATTGTGATTCTAAGAATCAAAAACATAATTTAGAATGTGTAAAATTATTTTCAACTGATAATTTTGTAATCAATCTTTCAACTGAGAAACCATTACAAGCTAGTAAATATTTTGTAAATAAATTTGATGTAGTAATGACTAATAGCAAAGTATTTGATTTAGCAGTAGATGCCATTAAAAAAGGTGATAAACCTACTATGGTTAATAAATATGGGACTATAGATATTTTTCCATGTAAAGCACAATATATGGACAATGAAAGTTGTGCTACGTGTAGGAAGTGCTTAGAACATAATAGGAAAGAAGTAGTAATATTTAAGGAGCATTAAAAATGAATAATGCTCAAAAATTTGATCAATTAAAAGAAGAAATCAAACTTTTTATTGAAGAAAAAAAAGTTGATGGATTAAGAGAATCTGATATAAAAAAAGCAATAGCTAAAAATTTCAAAGTAGTTTTACGAACTGCCCAAAGATGGTATTTGATTTTAAGTGATCCTGAACGTGGAGAATATGAAACCGTAGGACATAAAAAAGAAGTAAATAGAAAAGGATCAAGCTTAATCCATGAAAACTTAGAACGATTAGTATTAAGTGAGGATAAAGAAGAAAGAGAGATTATAAAAGAAGAAATAGAGATTATTACTAAAGCATTAAAGGGAGTTAATACGATAAGAACTTTATAACTGTCGTAACGACAGTCGTTTCAAAATCTAGGCAGTTGAGAGAGACAATAAGACCTAGAAAACAAACCTAAACCCTTTTTTTATTATGTCTTATCGACCTAATCAAGATGAAATAGAGAGGATTACAGAAGAGATCCTAGATGAAAACCCCGATATTAAAGAGGGATCAGTTGAATTTGATGAAGCCTTCAAGGAACATTGTATAGGCAAGGAATATTGGAGTTACTATGGTAATCCTTCATTAACTGCCCATGAAAGAAATAGATAGAAAGATGAGCAGAATTAAAGAATACCTAGCATTAAAAAATGCTCAAAAAGCAGAACTTGAAAAGCAATGGTTTGCTGAACAAATCAGCACTAGAGAATTTCAAGAAAGTATGAATGCTTTAGATATGGAAACTAATCACTTAAACCTATGAATGGCAAAATTATGACTAAAGAAAATGGTAAATCAGATTTACCTGAATCTATTAGAGCTATGCAATTAGCTCGTAACTTCTTTGATTCAATCGAAGATTATGAAGAGCCTGTTAATCAAGCAATTTGTGAACAAGCTCTTATACAAGCTATGAAATGGCTTGAAATTTATTTTCCTTGTAAATGTGAGGTTAAATTATGAGCATAAGCATGAGTACCTGTCTCGATCTAGCCTGTAAAAGACTAATTCGATATTCTGGCAAAGAAAAAAATGACATCCGTTATATGGATACCATTTTAAAAGTTGCTCCAAGAATGTTTGACGTTATTGAATTATTAATTGATAACATTCCCGAAGATAAATTAGGCGATATTTATGACCATATTGAATATTTAAGTTGTAGACCTATTTGGAGTGAACTTACTGAAGAAGAGATATGGGGAAGGGAGAACGATTGGATAGACATATTAGAAGAATTAGAAGAGGTTAAGTCATGAATGGACTTGAATGGTTAGTCGAGGTATATGTTGACTATTGCGATAAGCATGGTCTAGAGCATGTATCTGCTTGTGAACAAGATGGGTTAACTGATAAACAAAAAGAATGGATTGAACATTATCAAATTCGTTGGATAGAAGAAGAAGATAGATTATCTGGCAAAGAAAAATATGAACTTTATGGAGAGGATTGTCATGGCTAATAAAATCAT